CATTTCTTGGATATCCGGATCCATAAGTGCATCTTTAATTAAGTTAAAGATACTAGGGGAGATTACAAACCTTCGAATTGGATTCTCAGGTGCGTCTTCTTGAAGTGTATTCTCGGTAACAAAACCTTGGAATATATAACTACGTTTCTTCCAATATTTTCTACCCATGTCTTCAAGACTCGAATCTTTGAACCAACCACGTACTTCTGTCAATACAGGACAAGTTTCGTTCCACATCTCAACACACGGTACCTGTACTACAACAGGTTTACTATTCATGTCGTTTCTAACACCAGTAAATGGTAAACGAATCATAAGCCTTTCAGCCCAGAAAAATGTATTGTTAGGATCGTTATCAGGTAGGAAACGAACTGCTGTAGTTGTTCCTTCTGGTATATTCCAATGTGGGAAGATTGCGTTGTCGCCGCCGCCGGTTCTCTCGCTACGAGATTCTTGTGATTTTAGTTTTGCTCTAATTTCTGCCAAAGATGTTGCCATTATTTTCTCCTTAAATGTGCCTATTGTTTAGCCTTGTATGTGCCTATTCACATACTATATCACATAGTATATGCTACTTTATTTATCAAGTCAATAAAAAAAGGCATAAAAACTGATGCCTTTTTAAATTATTTTTTTATTAGTTTTTTAGAACGTAGCCGCAATCTTAAATTGGATTACAGAACCATCATCATCAGTTGATGCTTCTCCGCCGTTCTTATATTCATAGTCTGTATAGTTCACGTAGCCAGTCAACCCTGGAGCAATAGCATATTTAATTTCTGCCATGTGTTGCTTTAGGTTTTCTTTTTCTGTACCAGAAACATCTAAACTATCTTCTGATTCCATTGTTGATACTGCTATAGTCATATCACTGTTTAGTTTATAACTTGCGCCTGCACCTACAGTATCAATGTCCTCATCAGCACCTTCTACTTTACTCATTGCACCAATCAGTGTCATATTACCCAATGCAACTTTTGCACCAATACTGTGTGATTCATTATCAATCGCACCAGATACACCTTGTTCAGCCATAGTTGCACCAATAGTAATATTGTCGCCGATTGCTAACTTACCGCCGATAGCAGTAGCATCAGTATCGCCTGCAACACCACCGTCCATGTAACTTGCGCCTACAGTAAGTGGGCCTATTGCTGGTGCAATGTATGATACTTTATCTGAATCTGAACCATACGCTTTTTCACCTGCACTTGATTGGATAGATGCATTTGTATATGTACCTGTGACTTCTTCGTCCATTATATCATGTTCACCAATACCAAAACTACCTGTGACATCATCGTTACCGCCTAATGTAATTTTACCAAAGTCGCCTTTGATATACATTGATGATTCGTCAATAGTTGCACTAGAATCTGCAACAGTTGCCATTTCCACAACCATGCCATAATCTAATCCTGTTTCTGTTTTGTTTGAGAATGAGAACTTAATCTCGTTATCGGAGTTGCCCATTGAATCACCTTTTTGTGATGCAATTTGTGAGTCAACGTCCTTGTAGTAAAACTCTGTGCTACCAGAGATTGATACGTCTGCAAGTGCAGTCGTACTTAATAATGCCACTAAAGCGGCACCAGTTAGAATTTTCTTCATTAATTTTTCCTTAAGTTGGGGCTTGATTTCGCTCGTATTTACTTTTTTTCAATACATTTTATTTATTATAATAAAATTATTTCCAAAAAAAAAGACGGTCAAAAACCGCCTTCTTTAATATAATTTGTGCTTATTTGTTGTTTCGATCGATGTCCTGTAGTTTACGCATTTGTCTTGCTACTATACTTCTCGGTGTTATTTGATAGCCTTGTTCGCCTTCATGTATGCCGTGGTTGCTCCTCGCCTTTGACCCTACGCCTGCCATTGCCTTCATTTTTGCAATGCTTTCCGCCACTTCGTCTACTTCTTCAACTTCTTCAACTTGTGTTTCTGGTTGTGTCTGTTCTACTTGTTCAATTTCAACTGACTGAACATCATCATCTAGAGGTAATTCCATTTGACCCATTCTGTTTGCATCGGCTATAGCAGACATATACTTGTCATATTCGACACCAAAAGTTCCTACTACGCCATCTAACCAATCCATTATAATTGGTCTAGCATCTGCAGTTGGATCTTTATCTCCAGCATCTCCTAAATTGTCATACAATGTATCATCACCAAATGCAAAAGCAATTGCACTTGTTGCATCTTCTCCACCATCACCTAATGGTATTGGGTTTTGCATTAATTTATTCATCTTTGCCACTTCTTCATCAGTAGTTGGCAGAGCCCATGTTCCTTCTGTAATCATATTCAAACTGTTTTCATATGCTTCAAATGATGTGTCCTCTTTTTTCTCTTTGCCGTATAAATCTTTTTTAGCCGCTTTATCAACTTTATCTACTTTACCTTGTAAAAATTTCTTAGTAATCTTAATAGCGGCTGCATATTGTTTTTCGTCATCATAGTTTATTCCACCTAGTACATTACCCATTTTATCATCTACATGGTTGTTAGAAATATATTCTATAACATTAATAACTAAATTACGATTTTTATTAGCAGTTGGCATATCGCTATTTTTCATAATATTAAAATAGTTTTTAAGTTCTTGTTCGTCTGTTTCGTTTTTAAATACTTGTATATTTTCAGAACTGTTTGCTAAAGATACAACATCATTTGCTCTACCTGCCACTTCGGAATCTAGATCCTTTTCGCTACGTTTTTCTATATCCTGAGGATAATCATCTGGGTTGTAGTTATCCTTATCCATCTTTGCTTCCTTTTTTAAATTTAGTGCTCTGTGTACTGCTGGTAAACTATCTACCATACGATCATCAAAAACTTGACGTGTAAGTTTTGTTTTTAAATCCTCAATGTCATTTTCTTCAACTTCAATTACATTGGGTACCCAATTCTCAAAATAACCTTCGTATCCTTTTGAACTACTAATTGCTTTTAATGTATCTTTTAGTCCATAATATCTATCTGTGGCTGCTTCAATAACTTCTACTGCGTCTTCACTCACATAATTATTGGATTTAGCACTACGTACAAACTGTTTTAATTGTTGCATCTCTTGCATAATTTCTACAATGTGCATACCACGATCGTCGCGTGTGTATCCTTCATTTGAAATATGTCTCGCCATTGCTCTTGCGCCAGGTAGATAATTGTTTGCAAACTTAAAACGTTCTCCTTGACTATTCTCAATGTAGATAGCACTTATGTCTCTGCTTCTAGCACCCATTTTCGTCTCATCAACAGTTTTATTGTGCTTAATAATAAGTTTTGCTTTTCCTTGTTCTAGGAAACTTTTTTGGCTTGTTCCATGTAGTCTGTTTTCCATAACTTCGTCCTGGTTACGTTGTGTTAAGAACTTGTAATCTTTTTTATCAAGTCTTTCTTTTGTTACATTATGTGTTTCATAGTTCAACATATTTCTTGCACTAAACTTGCTTAGTTCTTTTAAAAAGCCATACCAAGCATCTGCTGTACTACTATCTGCGTCTTCTACGATACTATTAGGAAAATAAACCTGTAATTTTCCTTCTTCGTTTAAACTAATAGTCACTGCACCAACTGGCAAGTCTTTATGCTTAAAGTTAAATTCAAAAAATCTTGCTTGACTTGGATCAGTAGTAATACTGCCTTCACTGTTCCCCAACTTGATGTTCGCAACTCTACTACGTATTTTGTCAAACAGTTCTTCTGATATGTTTTCTATACTTCGCATACACGTATTTATCCTATATCATTATAAATGGCATAGGCTCTTGGTCAAATTCGTCACCGTCTCGTATATAATTTTCTAACTCAGGGTGATAGTTTTTAAGTGTTTGTGCCATACGCATTACTAATAATGTACTCATTACTAAGTCATCTGTATCGCCCGCTTTTGCTTTGAAACTATTACCGGCGGCTATAAAACTTTTCATTTCACTTAGTAACATTTTACTGTTGACTTTTACTTTATCAGTTTCTACAAGTGTTTTAAACTTACTACATATACTAATTTTACTACGATGTGTTGTGTTAAACCCTCTACGATATAATCTACTATTACCATGTACCTTAGGCTCACTTAGAAAGATACCTGGTATATTTTCTTCACCAATTTCTGCTACACTTTGTAATGCCGCTTCACCTATAGTGTTATTTTCCATACTGTAATATATGTTCATATTATCAACACCTTCATCTAGTAAATATTTGTTGATGTCAACTAGTATACGAATTTGTTGTGGTATAGGAGTTTTATTATGACTCCATTCTCCTACTTGTTCCATACTAGGTATTTCAAATATTTCTATAGCCGCTGGGTCACCTCCTGTTCCTAAACTAGGATCTAGTCCTACAAGGTATGTCATTTGTCTGTTAATTTTTTTATACCAGCGAACAGTGCCGTGCCTAAATAAAGGTTCTACACCTCTCATGTTGGTTAATGCTAGACTATCTATTAATGTTTCATCATATATGATGAATTCACATTCGTGTTCACGTCTAAAACGTTCTTCTCCAATACGTTGTAATTCTTCTGCTTTCCATTCTTCATCTCTGTCCGGATGTTCCCACCAATAACTTTGAAAATGTTTAAATCCATTTACGCCTAAATCTTGTTCAACACCGTTTTGATCATATGTCTTGTTAGCATCACGCCATATAGTTGCAAATTGATCTTCGTCACTATTAGGTGTACTTGTAATAATTGCAGATCCACCTGTTGCTAGTGTAGGTGATATACTTGTCCAAAATTCTTTAGCAATACTAGGTCTAACAAATGCAAACTCATCGCAGTACCATAATGTAATAGACATACCTCTTCCTGTATTGTCTGTAGTTGCTTGAGCAATAATTCTACTACCGTTGTCGAAGTCTATGCTTCCTTTATTATAACTAGTGACACCAGCACGTATATGATCCGGACAAAGTTCATAAGCATAGCGGATACGTTGCATAATTTCTTGAGCACCAGCATATTTGTGTGCCGCAATTAGTATTACACTATCTGGCACAAACATTGCATACCATAACAAGTAACCAGCCGCAGTAGTACTTTTACCTGTTTGCCTTGGTAACATGTTTATATTAAATCTATAATTATGATATATATCTAATAATTTGTGTTGATACTCATATGCTTTATACTGCATACGTCCTTGTGTTGGATGTTGTATTGCAAAGTGATTATTCATAAAATAAAAAACACCATTTTTTGGGTGAGCACATTTTGCAAATTCGCCAAGTTGCTCCTTAGAAAATTTTTCTTTCTTATATGCTTTTTTTGTTAAATTTTGGTCTAATGGTTTAACCATGTAACATCCTTAAAATGTGATTTTGCTGGTCTAGTACTTATACGTATAACTTTTACTACTATTTCAAAATTATTAGATATATCTTCAAACATACGCATTCGTAATTGTTTCCCTGCATTTCCGTAACTACTTTTACCAATTGTTGTTAAATATGTTTTATTTCCATACTTAGGAAATACACCTCTCACAAATAAACAAACGTCTGCTAAATCTTTACAAGGCATTGTGCCTTTCATATATGCTTCTATAAAAGTAGGATTGGGTAAGAAGTCTGGTTCGTCTACAAACGATCCTAATAGAATTGCTACATATGCTTCAATATCTTCGGGTAAAGTATACCCTTCTTGTCGACTACTTTCGTTTATGCAATCTCTGAAAACCGATACATACTCGTCCTTAATATATCTCATATTAATATTTATTAAGCACGAAAATTGGTTAAACTATCTTCCAAGCTGTCAATTAAAAGACTTTGTTCGTCTATTGACTGTTGACGAAGGTCTTTAAACAGACTTAGATTTTGTTTTAATCTATTAGGGTCTATATCAAACTTTACAGGTAACATATTAGATACAAAATTAATTTTTTCATTAGTAGGCATACTATCGTACTCTAAATTTAATACATCATCAAATACATCAAATCCTAATTTTTTTAAAAGTTTAGTAGTATTATTTCCTAAATTTATAAAAGGATGTTGTGCTATTATAGGTTTAAAACTTTTTTCTGTGATAAAAACTGTTTTAGCCCAATATGTTTCTAGAATAACACTATAGTCGGTTTGGTCATACCAGTTTATATTTCCTATTGTATAAAAGTCTGTATTTCTTTCAATAGATTGTGTTATATCTTCATATAGTTGTAGAGGCAAATTATTTGTACACCAATCTATAAATTTTGGTTCAAGTGTATGCGTAAATTCGCTATCTATAAATCTTTGAGGTTTAATTATTTGATCGACAGTCCGTGCTATTCTACCATTATTCTCTGTATTAATTTGTCCTAAATAACTTATTAAGTTTTCTAGTTTATTCTGTTTCCATAAACTTTGTAAAAATTGTATGCGTTCACTTTTATGATTACGCATCATACATAAGAATTTTTTACCTACAGTAAATGAAGCAGGTCTGCTAGATTCAATTAAATCATAATGTAAACCATATTGCTTTTCCCACCCTATGACATGTTGTTTTTCATGTGTGCCTGCATATCTTACATCAGAAGTAATTATTATAAAGTTTAGATCACTATCATCTAAAAATTTTGTAATTATATCACGTGCAGGATCCCACCAACAATATACTATCACTGTACCTTTGTACCATTTTTTTAAGTGGCTTATACTAGGCATATTCATAGTATCAGTATACCATACATTATGCAAAGGCCCTGTGCGTTTTAGTATACTACGTAAAAATATTCCTTGAGGAGTATTATGTTTATAATGAAAGTTATCACGACTTAGACTTAATTGTGTCGACATGTATTAGTTGTCCGTTTCCATTTGTATAGTAATTTGTTTTACTAGGCAATCTGTATACTGCACTTTTATTTGGGTGGTAAACAAATGATCTTTCCCATGGTCTATCACTATTGAATATATGATCTTGTGCCTCGTGTTGTAACTCATCCACTGCTTTAGTATCTAATGTAAACATTTGTTTTGCAAAGTTTGCATGTTCTTGTGGACTAGGATGTCTATCATTAGGTAGTGTTTCTCTCCATGTAGTTTCGTTTGCACCTTTGTACCCTAAAAATTCTGCCATACTTTTGTTAAATAATTTCTTAGTATCAAATACATTGTCATATTTTAAGTCTATGCGTTCCATACTCGTAAAGTAAAAGTCACAACCTATACCTTGTAATATAGTAGACACTGCTTTGAAATAACTATTATTTTCTAATGCAGTCTTATCTTCGTGTAAATATTTTGCACGTTCTTTAGGTTGATAAAAATATGCATTTCCGGGCATATCCCAACCTGTGTCATTAGTAAAATCTGCAATACGAGCAGGTTGACTCCACATTATACATACTATATCTTTATTAGTAATATTATGTCGACTTATACATTCTGTAAAACTATGTAGTATAAAATCATTACTACCACCAGGTAATGCCCAATTACTATAATCTTTTGCTAGTCCACCAACGTGCAAGTAATCAGCCCACGTGGGCCATTTGTAGATTGTAAAACTACAACCAAATGTATATAACTTATTGTACATATTTCATCCATAAAAAAAGCGACTACTTGTATATAGTCGCTTTATATTAAGTTAGTAAATTAAGTTTTATTTTTCTGCTTCTTCTAAAAAATCTTTGTAACTTTTGTAAAGTTTTTCTTCTACTGCTTCCATAGTTTCTTCAACTTCACGTGGCTCCTGGTTCATTGGATTGTCACCGTCTGCACTTGCAGGATACATTTTCTTAGGACCATTTAATCCGCCACTTAGACCAATTAATTGATCTTCTACACTACTATATTCTTCTTCAGGCTCATTAGCATACTCTTGTATTTTATCTGCATAGTTTTCGTAACCTGCTAGTTGTAAAATATCTTGTAGTTCTTGCACTGGTACAGATACCATTGCGTCAACTGCTTCTTCGTCACAACCACAATCATCTTCCATTTCAATATCTTGTTGTTGTACGTCTTCAATTGTTTGAACATCATCATCTAGAGGTAATTCCATTTGTCCCGGTCTGTTTGCATCTGCTATAGCAGACAAGTACTTGTCATATTCGACACCAAAAGTTCCTTTTACAGTATCTAAGTATTTCTGTATGATTGGTCTAGCATCTCCAGTTGGATCTTTATACCCGTCAGTTGCTAAATCGTCATACAATGTATCATCACCAAATGCAAAAGAAATTGCATTAATTGCATCTTTCCCGCCATCACCTAATGGAATAGGATCTTGCATTAATTTATTCATCTTTGCTACTTCTTCATCAGTAGTTGGTAAAGCCCATGTTCCTTCTGTAACCGTTGCTTCTGGCTCTTGAACATCCTCGTCTGCTCTGTCTATGATTTCTTGTTTAATCTCATCATACAAGTCGCCTCTACCTGGATATTCTTTTTCAAAGTCTTCTTTGTCCATGCCATCCTCAATGTCAATCATCATGTTCTTGTAACTACCTTTACCCTCGTCTAGTGTATCCTCTTCAATACCATCTAGTCTATCCATGTATTCACGCATGTCTTCCATTTTGCCTGACATTTTCATTTTCTTTTTCTTTAGAGTAGGATTCTTTTCTATGCCTGGTTCAGCATATTTAGATGGAGTTGGAGTTGTACGACCAATGTCCATTCCGCCGCCTCCCATTTTGTCCATTTTACTCATTTTTGGCTTTATTACTATAGGCATGTTTTCTTCCCCGTGATTTGTTCTATCATTGTTTTAGTTGGTTGTTTACTACTCATATCTGGCATTTTTTTATTAGCAAGTTTTGTATTACTTTTATAAGGATTTATACCCATATCTCTTTGTTTAGTTTCTTTTCTGCGATCTGCATAATTTTGTGGCTTTTTATTTCCACCGCCTACAAACTTATTAAAGGCTTTTTGCATATCACCAAATTTATAGTTTTTTACTGCATCAGGAACAAATTTTCCTAATCCTGTGAATGGGTTACCTATTACAGAATCGTTATCATTCTTAGGTGTATAGGTACCATCTTTATTTTGAACATACTGGTTAGGCATATTTCTTGGATCATTTTTATCTATATTTTTACTAGGGGGTGCCAGTGGCATTACACCGGTTGGTTTATCTTTAATTTTTTTATCAGGACTAAAAGGATTTCCCGGACTACCTTTTTGACTTGGAGTTATTTTTTTATCAGGACTAAAAGGATTTCCTGGACTATCTTTTTGACTTGGTGCAGTATCCTGTTTTCTATTTTTCATAAGTAATCTATACTTTTCTGCAATACCACTTAGTGTATCACCTTTTTTAACTGTATAATTTTTTCCGTTAGGTAATTTTACTTTTTGTCCAATGTTTATTTTATTAGGATCTTTTATTCCACTGAGTTTTGCAAGTGTATTATAAGTTACACGTTCGTCGATGTTTTGCATATCGTCCTCTGTTGCATGAGATTTCATTGCATGAGAACCGCCACTCTTTTCAAGTCTATCGAACATGTCAGACATGTCTTGTTTTTCTTGGTCTGTTACTGCATCCATGCCAAATATCATTTGTAATTCATCTATAGGAAATTCAAGTATATCATCTTCTTTATCTGTGTCTATATCTCTAATAACAACAGTGTTTCCGTCTAAATCAATAACCTCACCTCTTGCACCTGTAGTATGTTTAACACGATCACCAAGTTCAAGATCTCCTTGTTGAAGACCTTCATTTATTTTGCGTAAAGAGTCAATTGCTTTGTATAAATCTAGCATCTACTTTCCTTTTGCTTCAAACTCATACTTGCGAGTCTCTAAACCTTTAAGCATATTGCCATTGTATTCGTCACCAAAACTATCTGATGCTTTTACTGCTTTGGCATCTTTGTAATCAGGATCGTCTAATTTAGCACTATATTCATCACCTTCTTCTTTAATTGCTTCTTCACGTGCAATCTCTTCAGGATGGTCACTGTTTATAACAACTAAATGACTTGCTGGTACACCTACTACTTCACTTATGTATGTGTATAGTTGGTGTGCAGTCACCGGATACTTCAATTCGGCATCCATAATAAAAACTTCTGCATTGTTTAGTGTTTGAAAGTCCATTGGGTGCTCTTGTATAGGAGTCTTTTTTGGTTTACTAATACTAGAGACTTCATACTTTTCAAGTGCAGATTCTAGTGCGTCCATTATTTCATCATCGCCTTTTTCTGCCATTTTAATACGGAACTTATATGTGTGTTCGCTTTCTACAAGATAACTCTTAAAACTTTTCATCTTACAATCCTTTTTATATGTGTGTATTTATTCCTTTTCGTGTGTATTACGTCCTAAGATTTCTTGCAATAATTGCGTCCTGTCTATTGCATGGCCTTGTCCATCTTCCATATCATCGCCTCTATCGTGTGCTTGTTTGGCTAGTTTTGCATCTAGTGTGGCTTTTTTTATTTGTAAATCTACTATACGAAGTTTTTTATTAACTTTATGTTGTTTTGCACTAAGAGCAGTATCTAACATACGACTAGCATTATTAAATATTTCACCACTAAAACGTGCTTCAACATTCATACCTAAGTCCATAAGATCCTTAAATGTATCTTTTGCAAGTGAAGCAATGTCATCCATTTCTGCATCACTAGTTCCAAGTTCACGAACACTAGGTAGGGCGGCATCTATTTTATCTACGTTTGCCATTGCAGTTTGTAGTTCAGGGATATCTTCTGCAGTAACGTCCTCTACTATCTTTGTATTTTCTTCTTTAGTCAAAGGCATTTCCTCGTTAACTTCTACATTAAAGAGCTCTTCAAGTTTTTTGGTCATATTAGTTCTTTCATTACGTTATTAATCTATTTATTCACTAAATTGTGTAAATTTGGTTCTAGTAAGTTATGTACTTGTTGTGTATCTATAAAACGTTCAACGCCATGAGATGCTATATTTAGATTGTAGTTATAAATTAGTTCGTTTAAAATAATACTTTCATGTATTAATGTTAGTTTATATCTTGTTAAATTTATGTAATTATTTTTTAATATTGCATTAATAATTTGATCAAAATACCAATCAAATAAAAATATGTTTCTTGTTTTTTCTCGCCAACTATTGTATACGGGTCTCCAGATATCTAATCTTTTATTATCTAGTTCTAAGCCTGCCCATACAATAATGTCTTCCATTAATGTATCAAGCATATGCCAACACTCGTTAATATCTGTGTAAAAAAAATCTTTGTTATAATCTCTTATATACTTTGATATTTTTTCTTTAGTATCATATGCTCCAGTTTTTCCAAAGTTAAGTGCCATGAATTCTCTATATTCCCATGTATTTTTTAAACTAAAGTTACTATCTTTTGACCATTTGTCTAGACTGCGACTAAACCACTTGTCAATCATTACATCAGAACCAACAGTAAATTCAGGAAGTCCTGTACGACCAATTGTATTCCAAAATCTTACACGTGATGAAGTATTAGTACAGATGACATTCTTATTTGTCATATTTACTAAATGGCTAATTGCCCCCTGTCTATGTATTGCATGTCTGTCGCCTAAGGTATGATGATATATTACATCAAGTCTATCTGTAGGTTCTATTTTTAGTTTGTAAATTAGTTCTGGATTTTGATATTGGTTTGATTCCCACGCATGGGCGTTTAGAGATGTCAGTGGATTATTAGGCAAAGACTTAATTGTGTTAGTTTTTAAATGTAAATATTCGGTTTGGCCACTTAGGTAATATAGTGACCATGTAATAAAATTGCCACCAATGCCTCCGTCAGTCAATATATTGACTTGCACTTTGAAATCCTTTAATTGATATATCTAATATTACTTAGTTAGCGTTTGCCGTTGTGAAAAATATCTTCTTCAGTCACAACTCTAAAACGTAAACCTTTGTGTTTAGCCCACTTTGCAGCGGCTTCCCACTTAGCATGATTAATTGCTATTGCAAGTTTTTCTGCTTTGCGTGATTTTTCTGTTAACATTGTTTGTGATTTAGGTTTTACTTCAATTAATTCTGCATGTTTTTTGCCGTTTTTATCTTGATACATTACAACAAAATCAGGTACATATACTGTGCCTTTACCTGTTAACGGATTACGATATGGTATTTGTATTGCTTCACTTGCCCAATTTACTACACTAGGATGATTATCACAAAAACGCATAAAGGCGTGTTCCCAACCACTTCTATATCTCGGAGATTTATTACCGCTATACTTTTGTGGATTCTTCATTTCGTATAAGCCGTTAGCATATTTGTTACGACTAAACATTTATGCCTCCACTTGACGGGCTACATTCTCATTTGGTTTTATATTTTGTTCGTAACCTAGTAAACTAGTAGTTCTTCTACTTAAATTTAAAAAAGTTGGTATAGCACTTTTAAGATCACCGGCAGTGTTAAATTGTTCTATTATGTCTAGTATGTTAACATTTAATTCATTGGCTGCTTCTATTACAGCGGCTGTTAGTGCTGCGGCTGCATCATTATTTTTTGTTCGTGCTACAAAAAAACTTTTTGTTGCTTCGTACTCATTATCTGTCATACTAATTTGATTTGTAAAATAATTAGTAAAATAATCTTGTACTCTTTGGTCAAAATTATCTGCAGGATTAATTATAGGTAAGTTAGTATCTTGTGCCATTATAAATCAAATTCTGTTAAAGGGCTAGGGTTACTTGCTATACTTTTATTTTTATATAATTTTTGGTCTGCAATATTGTTACGATAACTTGCAGTAGAAATATTATTTGGTACAAATATTGAGTTTGCACCTACGTTATAATCTGTCTGTATTTTTGTTTCATTTACGACTTGCACATTCTTTCCATTTGTAGAAACAATATTATCGATTGGAATTTTTCTACTAACATTATTAGTGCCAGTTTTTGCTTGTGTAGTACCATTAAAGAAGTCAATAATTCCATCAGTTACTTTTCCTGCAAAATTGGATGCAGTCTTTTCCGCAGCTCCTGTGATAGGCACAAGAATATTACTTGTAGATTTTTTGCCGGTAAGTAGATTATTAGCAAAAATAGATATTGTATCTTGTAGTAAATTTGCTGTGTTAAATCTTTGTGAATTAAATATGATTTCAGCATCTGTAATCGTACCTATTACATCACCTTTAAATAAATCACTTGGACGTTGTCCTGTAGTGCTTATTGTAGATCCGTTGACAAATGCATTATCCTCTGGTATTGTATCTACACTTAAATCACTAGTTTCTACATCGTAATGTATATCACCAAATCCTCTAGGATTAATGTTATTCACAAAACCTGTAGCATATTTTACTGTTTCGTATGCTAATTGCATTGTATTTTCCATTAATGTACCATTTGCATAAGCATGGGAGTCATGATTGAAAGAAGTAATTATAGGATTTACAAGAGTATATTCACCAAATTTGTGATTATGCATACTATAGATTTTTATATTTTTAAAAAATCTTTTATTACCTCGTTGCAGTCCCCATTGTTGTTGGGTCCTATTTGCGTATTTGTCTGAAGTTGTATAACTATTTCCATCTAAGTCATATGTAGGATCTGCATTATAAAAAGTATAATACTTGTGCCAAAGGTTTCTAATTGTTTCTTTTGCATCATCATGAAATCGTATAGTGACTGGTTGGTATGTAAAACTGTGATGACTTTGTGTTTTTCTATTGTATTGATTATGGGTTTGTACGTCTAATGTATACGCAGGTAAATCTGCAGTCTTCACAAGTATTGGGATTTCAAGTTGTTCGATTGTGTCAAATAAAGTAGATGCTTGGGTTGTAAATTCAAATATTACATGAAATAAATTACTGTATTTTGGTTGTAACTCGTAATTATTTTCAACAAACGTTTTAGACGCATGTGAGTAATCTTTTACAGAATTACCTGTAGATAATCCTTTTAAAAGTGGATTTACACTAGCCATGTATAACTAACTCCTATTAGCCAGTTACTACTTGTCCGACTGTTCTTGCCACACCAGAACCTATACCTTCACCTAATGGTGTTTGTACTGCATTGTCAAATCGTATTGACATTGTAATATTTGCTGGATCTTGTGATGCATAATCTAATTCGTTATAGTTTACGTTTTGGATAAAACATCCGTATAGTTCCCAAGTTTCTAAAACATTTGGAGTATTTGCACCATTGCCACCATCTAATATTTCAAATCGTGTAATAAACTTATAGTCAATACCAGAAGCGGCACTAGACTGCTCCATGAAATCAAATTGTTTCTGAACTTGCTCACCTGCAAGTTTAGACACCGAACCATTCACATCATCACGCAAGTTAACTGTAATAGGATCCCAACTATGTTTGCCAACTAAGTATACTTTACTGTTATAGATGTCAATTATATTCTCTTCAAATGTAACGGCAGGACGGGTAATATTCATTATCTGTTTTGTCATTTCACTTCTTGGTGTGCTGACTCCAAAGTTTTCAAAACTTGCTCTAAAGCGATATTTTAATTTTGGCATCAGCAAGCCTTGGCTGGCTGCACTTTGATCACCGTCTATAGGTACTGTAAACTTTGTTAATGATGAAACTGACATTTCATTCTGCTCCTAATTCTAATTATAAAAGTATTTATCAGTTTTCAGTCATAAAAAATGGGGGTATCAAACCCCCATTGTTTTTTTATTTTTTGTTAAACTGTACTTGCGGCTGCTACGTTTCCACTTGCAATTTCACCTGTATTTTTAAGTCTGATCGGAATAAAGATAAACTCCGCAGCCTTAGTAGGTTCAATAGCAACGTCAACATAAAGTTCGTTACGGTCTATTCTATCTGAAGTATTATTTGTATCATCGCATACTACTAAGTAATCAAATACACCACGTTTTGCTACTAAGTCGTTTAATGTTTGTTCTATTTGTTGTTTGAGCTCGTCTCTAGTCAACTTATCATTAGGCTCAAAAACAAACCCTGTAGCAATTGTTTGTAATTGACGTCTTAAAAATCCTGTCAAACGGGCTACATTAATACGGTCTAATGCACTTGTACTAGGTGCTCTTGTTTTGTTTCCGTAATTAAGTATTCCACTTCCTTGGAAAAAAGCGATCGGATTAACTCTATTAGTATATAATGTATCTCTTACACTTTCACGTATGTTATCAACAATAAAAGCACCTGTTGATGCACTTATATAACCAATACTTGAAACATTATCTATAAGTCCTCGTCTTGTGCCTGCAGGCGCAAACCATGGAAAACTAATATCGTCACTTCTAGCAATCATTCTTAATACAGCATGACTCGCCGGAACAACAATTGTATTCCCACTTATGTCTGTTGTTGATGCACTTGGATAAAATACACCTAAGTATGGATCGCTAGTAACTAGTCCGTCTTCGTTGTTATCACTTGCTTTTACAGTATTAGTTGACCAATTTTCAATTGCAGTACTTGTGGCTGCTAATCTTAATGGTGTATCACCTACTACAAAGCATGTTTGTCGTCTGTCATTATTTAGACTTACCATATTGCTTATCAATTCTGGATATCCAGGAGCGGCAATAACATTAAATGTTCTTGCATCTTCACGTAATTCTGCACTTGAATCTATTGCAGATTTCATTGCATTTACTACTACTGTTCTAACTGCCTTACGACCAAATGTTTTTCCACTTGAAGTTACCCATGCATCTTTTTCTGTAGGTAATGTTGGATAAAGTGTTGTGTCACTAAAGTTTGTTCTACTAAAGTAGTCTGCTCTAAATTTCTTTACACCGTATGTACTACGTCTTGTATTAAATAGCATCATGCCACGTGGATAAACACTAGGATCTGGTTTATCAATATCTAAATAATTACTTGTAAGTAATGTCTTAGTTGTTGGAATAGTTCCTGTGACTACATCAGTTGTTCCATCACCCATAAAACGTGCATCTGCAAAAATGATTCCGTTTTCAGTTGTTTCATCAGTTTTGTCTATAATTACCCATTTTGCTTCACCTTCGACTGTTTCACGTCTATATATCAATGGATAATTTTCTAAGTCGCTAGTATCAATCCAAAGATCACCATTGACCAATGCACTATCGTCACTTTGTAGTGTCGGTGCAGTTGTACTAAAAATGACACCATCTGGATCTGTACTACCTAGTGCAAAGCCTCTTGTATCTGTTACATTCTGATAACCTTTCCAAGTAGTACCATCATGTATTAGTATATCGGCTTCAAAACCACCTGCATACCAATGTGTATTATCGTCTGGATTCGCACTAGGTGCACTAATACTTGCAGTATATGTTGGAGCAATCCAGTTACTTACGATTAAATCACTGCTATTTCCTGCCCTAACTTGTCCTGTTGTAATACTTGTAGTAATACCTGCATCAGTTAATGGTGTGCCTGTAGTATTTTTTAGTACTATTACACCACCTAAACTATGTTTGATTACAAGGTATCCTCCACTGTTTACACTTGCACTTACTCCACTTACGTTAGCACCGTTTATGTCACTTGCTAAATTTGCAAGACCTGTGCCACTTAAAGTAACTTCAACTGCAGTACTCATTTCAGTACTATTTGCACTACTTGCACTTATTGTAAACTTGTTACCTGCAGTAAGTGGTGTTGATGAATTGATTAATCCTGTAACAATCAAATCACCTGCACTGTAACGTTGAAATAATTTATAAGTCACAGTATCGTTTTCTGTGACATCATACTGCACATAGTAACTACCAGCAGTAATTTTTGAACCACCAGTTGTATCTAAGTTTTTTAGTGCAGTAACATCATTTGTATATGCTGGAGCAGTACTAGAAGTAAAACTTGCAGTTGATGTTGAATATGTACTAACATCTGCTAAAAATCCTAAATTACTTTGTGTTGTCTTCACCCACACACTTCCTGTTGGACGTGGAACAGTATCTGTTGACTTCCATGCTGGGACTGTATAATGCGGATCTTGTGCAATTAATGGTCTTGCATATGTACCAGCAGTCAAACCTGCATCGGATAATATACTACCACTTGCATTTGCTAAAACAATTTTACCATCTGCAACACTGTCTACACCAACGGCAGTACTGTTTGCATAAATTTCAATTTTATTTTCATGGACGTCTGCAGTTACACCGGTAATACTTGCATTATTAATACTGGTCTTAAGTTCTGTTACAGTACTTCCAACCATTGTTACTGTAGTACCATTTATTGTAATACTATGTCCTTGTGTAAATCTTGGACTTGCTACAGTACCTGCAATAGTTGCATGAGAAATTTGCCAACTTGCACTACCTACTAATACCCAAGCATTTGCACGATTTTTATAATAGACAGGATTACTTGTGTTTGTAGCAACTAATGCATAATCACCTATAGCACCAATTGATGTTTTTGGAACACCACCATCTAAATCTGTTGTACTTGTTATTACTGTAGGAATCTTATTTGTAAAATTTCCTGTACTTCCATTCCATTCAAATATTCCCCATCTTGTATCACCGGAGATATCCCACCAAATAGTGTTATTTGTTGGTTGTCCTAATGGTCGGCTTGCACTACTTGCTAATTCTGCTAAATCTATATCTGCCCTCATCACATAAGCACGATTGCTTACACCTAATAGACTGTATGCAGACATAAGTCCATATTCATTAAGTTCATACCCGTTTATAGGTGTGCCTGCTGATGTGTTATAAAAAGTCGGATTACCAAATGTGCTTGTTAATTCTCTTTGACTTCCTATTAGATAAGACTTGCCTGCATTGGTCGCAGTTGTGCCGGATGCAGTTCCTGTGCCAGTGCCACTCGTTTTGTTTTCTGCAGTTGCAATAACAATCGCTGCTACTGTGCCTGCGGTTGATGGAGTATAATTACTTTCATCTATTACTGTAACTTCTACGCCTGGTGATATTAGTGCCATATTCTCTTTCCTTCTATAAGGTATTTTGTATACTGTTATTTATCCGGACCACCTTAAAAAACACCTATTTTAAATAATCCCTTTAAAGGTATGGGTAAATACGTGCATGAGACCGGTTTGTGACACATGTGGGCAACGTCCAAAAGCAGTGAATTATCATAAAGGTGATATAACATATTATAGGAAAAAGTGTGAGCAATGCCTTAAGTCACACAAACCTGTTAAACCATTATGGTTTGAAAGTGGTTATAAAGTTAAAAGAAAATGCGAAGCATGTGGCTTTAAGCCTACTGTGAGGAATCAAGTCACTATTTTTTATATCGATGGAAATTTAAATAATGTCAGCAACCGTAATCTGAAAACTGTATGTTTAAATTGCAATCAGGAGTTGATAAGGTTTGGTTGGAACCGAGGTGATCTAACACCTGATGTTTAAGAGAATCTATTGTACTATTATTGTATATTATATTATCAAACTTATCGTTGGTGTCTGCCCATTTATATTCACTAGAATGAATTTCATAATTAGACATAGTGCTACTACCAGTATTGTTATCTAATATTGCATGTCCCCACCATTCAGGTAAGTCTCCACGTTGTACCCACCAAACTTCGCCACCAATTTTACGTAGCATATCTTGTTCGTTTCTAAATCTTACATCTGGTATAATATAGTCACCTGGATTTTCCAACATCTGTTTTTTTAATAAACTTACCCAAATACCATTGTCAAAACCATCTCGCATACAGTCTGTACCAAACTCTTGTAAAACTATTCTTGGTGTAATTACTCTACCAGTTTCATTTGACCAGAAAGGATCTCGTTCTTCGCGCCATTTTCTGCTTTTAGCATTATCGCCTTCAAGCATTGCTCTATCCCAACCAAAAACAGTCGCAACACCATCTTTTAGTTTATCAGCAAAACTAACTTTTTTAAATCCTTTGTCTACTAAAATATCCGCAACAGTGCCTTTGCCTGAACCTATTAATCCGCATATTCCTATTATCATGTAAGCCTCATATTAGCCGATTATAAATGAAAGTGGATCAGATCCATCCACATAGTTACGTAACTCTTCATCGAGTTTATCTATTTCAACTTGTGCTTCTGCCTTGAGTGCATCACCGTTAAGACTAGTACCACCTTGTGGTCCTGCAATAGTACTAAATTTACTTCTTGCTTCTCCAAGTGTATATTTTGCAAGTGCTAGTGCATAATCTTGTATCCAAGGACCTGCATGTCTATCTTGTAGTAATCTGCTTTCAGGACGTAAATTATATGTCCAAAGTACTACATTTTCGCCACTTGCACTAAACTTTCGGAGTATTGTAATAACCTTTGTGACTGGATTAAATTCAAAATTTATAAATCCACCAAATAACCTAGCACTAAGTTCTTGGTATTGGTAATACATTTCGTAAGTTGCCATGCCACCTATACGACCACTCTGCAGTAAGTATGTATTCTGAAACGCTGCCTCAAAAGGTTCAAACTGTGTTCCTGTTTCATTACTACCACTTCCTACACTTCGTCTGTACACTTGACGTACTTCTTCAATTTCATCAGGCAGTGTGTATTCTTGTTGTTCTTTCACAATACTTAGAAATACGTATGAACTTTCATATGCATTCTGACTACGTTGTCTAAAACGTTTTACAGATTTGTCAATTACATTATCATAATGACTGGGATCAAGTTCAATATCTACCATACCATCACCCAAGCGATAGCGGATGTAATCTACTGTATCTGATCTTAAACTTGCTAGTGTTGCCATAGTGTATCCTTATCTATACACTATTTATTAATTATTGACTGCCTTAAGTATGACAGTATCGTTATTAAATCTTCCATTTAATCTTGTTTCAACACCTTTTATATTATCTAAGAACTTTCGTAATTGTACTTTACCACTTTTGTTAAACTCTGCAAGTTGTTGTTCTGGCTTGCGAAGTGTCTTTGCTATACTCTCCTTTTCATTGAAGAATTGTAGTGTTGTGCCTTTCACTTGTAAAGTATCGTGTTGATTGGAAACGTACTTGCCAATCTTTCTAGTTTTAGTATTGAATACCCAAAGTTCATTGCATCCAATAATATCTGCAGGATTAATACTTGCAACTTTGTATTTTTCATCTGATTTACAATACTTCATTTTTGCAACTAATTTATCAGCACTCTTAGGTTTAGGCGACCTAGTCTTTCTTGTCGCTTTGCTTTCTGCAGTAATTAAATCACATGCACCCACAATGCCTTGG